CAAAATGTGAATTGGAAGTATTTTTTAATTTTATGATACAGCTTGAACAATTTTTGTAATTTTTTTGTTGACTTGCAAGACGGTATCTACTACTGGCTGCAATACATCGAATATACTCACCTCCAAAATCAATATCTCCCCTACAAATTGTCCTTCACCAATCTCGTATAATTTATCTGGCTGTTGTTTTAATATTTGCACCATATATGACTTATCCTTTGATTCATACAACGCTTGCTGCCCTAGATGTGCAAAACAATCTGCAAATAATCTTTTAATATCTCTAAACATAATTTTTTAGTTGCTTTTTATTCTTTAGTTGATATAATGCTTCCTGTTCGGGGTATTAAAAACAATCTGCACTTAGCTTTACCTCACCTGTTATGCAGCAAGTTTTACAAGTATACCTGGGCGATGGCACATTGGTAGAGGGTTTGATTGGGTATGAAGGTCAGTCCCTCTATCAAATCTTCTTGGCTCTTGTTTTGCATAGAGCGGTTGTCCTAGTGTATTTACCGTTTCATTAAAGTCCGCTGGCGCAAAGTAAGTAGTAAATGTGCTTGCTGTACCAAGTGGAAAACAGTGACCTGTATCTTTCTCAATAAATCTTCTCACGGTTCCTTCAGGATCAGTTGCTTGTCCTCTGTATTCCTCAAATGTTATTCCACAAAACGTAAATCCTGATCTCATATCATTCCGAAGCGCTGCTCCTTCTTGCCATCTTTCATATGCTTCTTTTACTTTACTATGCGAAGTTAATGCATCAAAAAATTCAGGGCTTACCAAAGCATGTACTCCTGTCATATATTCACCACTTAGATTATCTTCTATATGCCGGAGTACTTCCATACACTTACGCTTTACATCTGTTGTTGCTATTCCCAGTGCAAAATTTACTACTTTTGGCGTAATTTCAAATTCGTTGTAAAGATTTAACAATTCACTGCCATCAGCGTCCAGAATAATCCCTTTCAACTCCCCCATTCGCAAATGTTCTAACGTTATCGCGTGCTTGTTCCTCATCAATTCCAGATGATCTGTTACCACGTTAGCCAACGCTTTCAGTTCATTCTCTGACCCAAATGCCCTTATCCCTTGCACTTCCTCAGGTAACACTACGTCATCATGGGGAATATGTGGTATCGTAAACGTTCTTATTTTTCGTTTTCCACGTTTTCCCACTGTTGCTGGTGCTCCGGGAACTTGCGTTGGTAATAGGCTCAAAACACCGTTTTGCTCTTCTATCGTAATATGTCGGAATCTTACCGATCTACTTGGAAATAAATTTAAGCTTTCTGTTCGACCATAATTTATCGGCAATATGTTTATTGCTTTAGTTAATTCCGTCATACTAAATGCTGAATTTGTAAATGGATTTTGCATTTTTTCTCTCCTTTTTTTCCTATTAATTTTAGTTAAATTCCCTTGCGGACAATGATCCCTCGTGCTTCAAGTTGCTTTATTGCTGCAGCTTTCTGCTCTTCAGTGATATTTGCTGGCCACACAACCGCATGATCTGCTAGTATTGCACAACGAGTAATAATTACTGCTTTAGCATTTTCTGTCGCATTTACATCACTTACTACTGCACCTATCGCTGTTTGTGTACCATCTGTGGCAGTTGGATTTATTATCTTAACCATGCTATCTTTATCGAGAGCCACTACTGTACCAAGCTTTAGGTTCTGCCCTTTTGCTACTGTTATCTGATCTCTTGAATATAGACTTGATGCCTCATACTTTAATAGGTCACCAAGGTTATTTTGTTCGGTTATACAACTCATAAATGTTTCTCCTATGATTGTTGTCAATAAGAAATTTCATATTTTGTAAAATCTTTGAAAATCCAGTTGTTTTTAAGAGTATAGAAAATAGTTGTGAGAAACTTCCTAGCAGTAGCAATAATAGCCTTAGCAGAACCACGCTTTTTTTCACACGCTCGTAAAAACTTTTCAGATAAGGACTATAACGTATAGCAATCCAAGTACACTGTACTAAAGAAGTACGCCCAATTTTTGATCCACGTTTAGTAATTCTTCCAATTGTGCATTGTTGATTGGATTGAGAAACTCGCGGTACAACTCCAAAATAAGCTGTAAGTTTTTCAGGATTACTAAAATCATTAATATCACCAATTGTTGTAACAAAAACTGCTGCAGAAATCGCACCAATACCTTTAATGCTGATGAGATTATTAAATCCAGGAAGCTGCTGAGCAAAAGCTATAATTTCCTTTTCAAGTTTTTTGAGACTTTCTCGAATGACTTCCAGATTACTGCTAATCACTTCAATCTCAACCTTTTCCAAGTGACTCCAATCATGTTTACCAAGAGAGCATTCAAATCCCGCTTTGATTGTCAGTACTTCCTTTTTAATCTTTATTCCGTGGTAATTGAAAAGTCCATGTATTTTATTGATTAAAGATACCCGTGATTTTACTAACTGATCTCTTGTTTTAAGAAGAGAAGCTAACTGTTGGCATTGTTTGCTCTTGCATTTTGCTTCAGGCAACATATCTTTGCTGAGAAAAAAAGCAATAGCTCTTGCATCATGTTTATCTGTTTTGTTCACAGAACGACGAATAACTTCAAATTGCAAGGGAGCAACCACAACAACGCGCTTAACGTAAGGTGACACTTCATCATAAAAGAAACAGCTATTTCCCGTTGCCTCTAAGGCTACTTCATCTGTTTCTTGAAGATTTTTGATAAAATTACCTAAATCCTGTAAGCGAAACGTTTTAATATACTCTGGTTTTTCCTGTTCTAAGTAGCAAGCAGTGAAACTATTAGTATGTAAATCAACACCTATGTAACGCATAAATCTTCTCCCTTATTGAATACTCCAACATATCAGAGTAGAATATTACCGGTTGGTCCATTCTCCTATACGCGGTCACTAAATTTTATAGGCCGCACGATGGTTTTCGGTGGCAGGGGCGATTAATCTCCTTCACGAGGTCTTTTTCCTATACTGCAAAAAGCAGAAAGGGCCTCACAAACATTTTCAATCTGCCACCTATCCACTCTGAGAAGGTATTATCTTCTCATGCTTCCAACCAAGCAATAACTATTCATACCATCTCCTTAATTGTTTTACCGCCGCTTTTGTTAGTGTTATATACGGCGGTTACAAGATTTGTTTACCGCGGTGTTTAAAGTTGCTATACGTCGCGGTGAAAACTTTATAATTGGCTATTCTGGCGGACTTGTTTACCGCGGCATTTGTAATTGCTGGTACCTAAATTTCTCAAATGCCAGATTGCGCTCGAGTTCTTGCTACCTGCATCATTAAATCTTCTGATGAACTTTGTGGTATTGTGCTCAGTATCTCTGTCTTCTTCGTTCTCTCCGCCAGTATCGACATTAATATCTCTTGGGCTTGTTTTGCGTTTACATCCTGCTCAATAAATTCTCCTATCTTCTCTGGCATCTTTGACAAATTACACAATCTTATTACCTCTAATACTTCCTTGCGGCACCTCTCATAACCTATTCGTTTTGATTCTTCCATTAACTCATCAGCATCGATGGTGTGGCCCTTATAGTTAAATTCAGCTTTACTCATATTGTTTCTCCTATCTATAAATTCAGAATATGTTATCACTTCATCAGCAAGTCCAATCTCTATTGCTTTCTCACCAAAATATAGCCCTGCTTCCGTTGATTTGATTTTTTCCGTGGAAAGATTCCTATTTCTTGCTACAAGCTCGACAAACATCTCATATAGGCGGTCTACTTCATCTTGTAAGCTTTCCACACTTTCTGATGTTATCGGCTCATGCGGATTTAAATCGTTTTTTCTCTTTCCTGCAAATACTGTGGTATATTTTATCCCCTGTTTTTCATCAAACCCACTTTGATCTATATGACTTGCTATTACTCCTATGCTTCCAACTCCTGAAGTCCTCGTTACCAATACTTTTTCAGCACTTGACGCTATTGCATACGCCGCAGAATACGCATCATCATTTGCTATTGCTACGATCTTTTTTAATCCCCTTGCTTCGTAAATAAAATCAGAAAGGTCGAATAAACCGTTTACTTCCCCTCCAGGGCTGTCTATGTCCAAAATTATTGTTTCTACTTCTTCATCTATTAAAGCTTTTTCTATCTCTTCACGTATCTTCTCATATGATGTCATTCCCAACATGTCATCAAAAGCTCCTGGTTTCTTGGTCAAAATTCCATGTATTGGTATTATTGCTATTTTTTCTACGTTGTTTTCTGCAGTGTGTTTTATGTTTTTAAACGTAGGGTGTTTTCCAGCATGTAATGACAATAATTCAAAACTCCTTTGCTCTATCATCATCGGCTTATTCATCCAATTTATTTGTGTCGTCATATGTTTTTAAAATTTTTTATTTGTGTCTGGGGCAATAAAAACCCATTTGTCATAGAAATAGAATTTTATATCATTTCAGCATTAGAATTCACATCAGAATCAAAACTTAAGCCCAGTTCACTCGCACGTCTTTGATCCTCAGCAATTTCTTGGTCTATTTCTTCTACATCATAACCTAGTTCTGAAACCACTTCCGATCGACTCTTAAATCCATTTCTTACTGCCATTTGCTGTGCTTGCTGGTCTTTTAGTGGATCTACGTAAGCACACCCTTGCGGTATCCATTTTACCTCTTTTGCTGTTTCTTTTGCCCAATTTTCACCTATGTCCAGTTCTCCAGAGAGTAGTGCTAATTCTAGCCACCTATTCCATACTGGCCGGCAAAGCTGAAATACTACCACGTTATGCTGTAACATCGCGCACTTCCTACGAAACTCTATTAACCCAGCTCTTATTGATGAATAATTGACACCACTTAGATCTCCTGTTAGCTGCTCGTAAGTTATCCCTGTGCCTACTGCTATTGCCCTAAGCTGCTGTTTCATGAATACTTCATAACTTCCCCCAACGTCTGATGGTTCCGAGAACTTAATATCTTCTCCGGGATCAAGTAATTGCATAGTCCCAGGTTCTAAGCCAGACAGCGCTACTCCATGTTCATTACTCTCTCCTTCTCCCATGATGTTTGCTTCAGGATCAAGTCTGGTAATAAATCCCGCAAACATTGCTGCAGTCTTTTTTCTGACTAATTCCGCATCATCGTATTGATCAAGTTCATAGAGCTTTAACAGTACACTGGACAACCATGGTACTCCTCGAATCTGCCCAGGTCTTAGTGGTCTATAGATATGTAAAACATCGTTTGCTGGCACTCTAACTGATTCTCCAAACGAGCCTTCACCCGGATGTTCTCGAAAAAGGTAATACGCTTCTCTTTGCCCAAGTCGGTTAAATTCAATCCCGTTTCTAATTACATTACCATTGGCAAGGGTTTGATTGCTCTTATTGTCTAAATGCTCTGACTCAAGTACTTGTAATTGCAACGGCACACAAAGACCATCTTCTCGTTTTCTTGTTCGAAGTCTTACAAAACATTCTCCTCCTTCTATCATGCTCCTACAAACCAAAGCTTGTAACCCATAAAATCACTTACTCCACTACTGTCTGCTTCATCTGTCCATCTCAGCCATAATTCTTGCACTTTTTTCCGAAATTCTCCATCCTTGGCTTTTGATTGCGGTTTTATTCCCGTTCCAACGCAATTACTCACTATCGTATCGATTATGTTTGCCGCATAGGAGTTCTTTCTTACCATGTCACGTGACCGACTACGCAGGTGTTCAAGGCTCTGGGAAAGTAAGCTATTTATACTTCCTACTTCTGGTTGAAAGTGCAATAATCTTCTTCCTGAGCCTGACGCATCCCAGGCTGAGCTCTTGATTTTTGGTTTGCGGAATAATTGTTTGAATGATTTGAGTAACATTTAGACTATTAATTGGGCAATAAATTGTTGCGCTATTTAAAATTACGTCAAGTTGCTGGAGAAAACAAGCTGTTGACATTTTCTATTTATGCAAGAGATTCCTGCACAAATGTCTTTTCTTAATGTTTTAGTAGATCTAATATTGCCTGCTTGTAAATGTTGTCCCTGTGTCCTATTGAAACAATAGTTACTTTACGTTCTGCAGTATTTACACGATAGACGACACGATAATCATCAACTCTTATTCTTCTGTGTCCTTTTAATCTATTACGTAGCAATACACCATTACCAATGGGATCAGTTGCAAGATACTCTCTTATTGCATCTTTAATTTTTGGCTTTATAGCTTCTGGTAAGGAGGGCAAATTCCTTTTAAGAACATGCTTAAGGTATTTTATAGTGTACCGCTTATTTCCAGATGTCTTCACTATCCTCTACTTCTTCTGAATCGTCAGCATCAAGCTCCCTAACAATTTTGGAAAACGCAATGTCTTCTGCTTCAAGCTCAATTGCTTCTTTGATTAGCTTTTCTGTTAATTTTTGAACAGACTGCTTAGTTGCTTTAGCTAGTTCAATAAGATGCTGTGAAGTTTTTGGATTGAAGGTTACATTAACTCTTGAGTTTACCATATGTTTAACCAAACCTAGATGTTACACTAATTATACAGTATCTCTTTTAATTTTTCAATAAGTATTTCTTTATACAATCCCTTTGTTCGTCGAAATCACAACTCTCCTCTTTACGTCCCGGATCTCCTTTAAATACTTAACAATTGGTTAACCAATTTCCTCAGCTTTTTTCCGTTAGGATAATTTTTTCCGCATTCAATTTAAACCATTAGATGTAGTCTCCCTGCCATAACATGCTCTATAGTAACGTCTGTTAAAAACGTACTCACTTGCTCATTAAAGCTTTCTCGATCATAAGGAATATCTTGTCTTCTACCCAATTCTTCTGATGTTCTTCCTCCAGCACTCCTAATAGCACCTTCTAATTCTCTAAATGCATTGTTATTTATTCTCGGCCTTTCATTTATTCTTGGATTATTACCTTGACTGTCAAACATAATTGCACAATCTAAAGCTGTAAACTGCCTGCCATCAAGAGTCATAATAGTATCATTAATGTGATCTTCTCCTAATTGATTGACAATCTCTAATGCCCTTGTATTACTACTCCCCAAAGAAATAGACCCCATTTCTTCAAGTAGTTCTCTTTGCAATCTTTCTACATTTCCTATCATGTTACCCCTATATTTATAAATTATCTAACGTACAGTATTACATTTTCACTTGTCAATTCCTTTATTCGTTGAAATAACAATCTTTCTCTTCACACCTGCAACTTTCAGCTCAGCTTTAATGCGTTGTCTTAAGCTCAAGAGGTCATTTATCTGCACTTCTCCGTACCTAACCACGTGATCGCCATATGCAATCGATACTACTCTTTCCCCGCTCTGTAGCTTCTTTATCGCTTCTTTTACTTGAGTTAAATATTCTTGGTTGTACATCAACTTTTCTCACTCAACCATTGACTTCTTCTCACTTTTTTTGACTTTTTAGCTTTTTCACCTACTAAACTCTCCCACTTACTCTCTGGCCAACGATCAATCCCCAGGGCAATAGACGCTGCTCTTGCGTAAACTCTGCAATCTAATACTTCATTTCGGTCTCTTATCTTTTGCCACTCTTGTTTGGTATATCCTTTTACTACTTTGGTAATTAGTTGCTCTGCGGTTAGCTGCTTAAAATATTCAGGTGGATATTCGGGAAAATGACAATATCCCGGCGCCCCTTCTGTTAAAACATTCAGCAACTGAAACAATTCTGACTTTAATATCGATACTCCAACTGGCCAGAGCTTTATTCCTCTTTTTAGCTTTTGTCCGCCAACTGTTACATCTACTCTACTTGGGCTGTTAAGCGGCACTAGGGCTTTGTTTACCCCTTTCACTGCCATTACTCTTCCCGATCCTTGATGACTTCTTACCCAATTGTATACCTCCTGTGTTGCATACCCAGCATCTACCGCCATCATACTTATCATGTATTCAAGCCCATTTTCACCGATAAAATGATGATTCAAGAGCTCTGACAGTTTCCCCCATACTTCTCCACTTCCAGTATCACCTTCTAATACCTGATAGTCTATTGACCAACTCTCACGACCCATACCCCATGCTACTACTTCTGCTTCTAAGCGGTCTTTTTGTACATCAACCCCTGCCGTTAACACTATTTTTCCACCTTTTGGCACCATGCCTATCGGAAAATTTTCTCGACGCTCAAATAGTTGCTTCCAGTCTGGTACTTCTCCCTTATCTACCCAGGTTTCTCCGAGTGTTGTATTTATCCAAACTTTTAGTAATTGTTCATTTTCCTTTGCATGCAGATAATCTTCCACTGCTTGTTTCCAACTATACCAACCAACTGGGCTATACAAGCTCGATAAATGAAACCCTATTTTTGCCTCTTTTTTTCCCTCCTCCCTAGTTGCTCTCCATTCACCTCTAGCTAGCATCTCTGTTTTTTGATGGTTTTCTATTTTGCCGCTGCATTCTATACACACATAATGGGCTGTTGAGGGATCTTTATCTTTCCACTTTATCTGTGGCCATTTCAGCACCTGATAGTGATCACAATGTGGACAAGGTACAAAAAAGTATCGTTTGTCTGAACTCTCAAATTCCTTCTCTATTCTGCTTATTCCGTGAACCGTTGGTGTTGAAACTAAGAATATTTTTCTCCGCGTAAATGTATTAGTTCGGGCTATGCTGAGTAAAACTGGATCTCCTTCTCCTCCTGAATCTCCTGGATATGCATCTACTTCATCTAAAAAAAGATATCTTACCGGCATTGAACGTAAACCCACTGGACTGTTGGCACCTGTTACTACTACCGTTCCTCCGGGAAATTCCTTACTTTGTACAGTGTTGCCTGAATCTCTCGACCTTGGGTCTTTTATTTTACTCCTTAAACATGGCGTATCTTCAATGAGCGGCGCAAATCTTCCCTTTGACCAACGCTTGCCCATTTCTACTGTTGGCTGTACTACCAGCATAGGGCCTGGTGTTTGGTCGATTATATATCCTATCCAGTTATTCCCAGCTTCTGTTCCGCCTATCTGCGCTCCTTTCATGAATACCACTTTTTCGGCCGGTGAAGACGAAGATAGTGAATCCATTATTTCCTTAAGGTACGGCGTTCTCTCTGTTCTCCATTTCCCCGGCTCTGATGATGCTATCGTTGAAAGTTGACGATTTCTATCTGCCCACTCTGATACTTTGAGCAGTGGATCTGGCTTTAACCCTGTATAAAAGCTACTGCTATATATCATAATGCCATCTGCTGCAATTTTTATACTTTTACACAGCTAAGAGAAAAAGGTATTTTCCCTCTACAATAAGTATCTGCTGACGCTTTACTTAAAATCATTATTGCAACTAATATGTGAATTAGGCTCACCAAGGCGATAAGACGCTTTTTCAGTAATTTATATGTAGTCATTAAAATACACTTTGTGTCAGCTCTTCTAAAGCTGTTCTGATTTCCTCAGTCAGTGTCTCATGGATCTTCTCTGTGTCATTTATCGATGCTAGTAACGCTGAAACCCTATCTGGAATGTTAAGCAAATTATTACGGACAACTCTTGCAACATTAAATGCTTCAGTCTTTACTTCTTCTACTGAGATAAGTTCACCAATCTCAGCTTTTGCTTTTGCCTCGAGCAGTCTTCCCCGCTCCATCTCATTTTTTATCCGCGTTTTTAGCAACATCATGGAAAGTTTATTATTTCCCACTTCTTCACCTTCTGGATTTTTTCTCCTCAGTGGTTGACTTGGATCTCGTATTGCTGCCACCGCTTCATTTGCTTGTTCTCGGTCAATCAAACCATCCTCCAGCTCAACTATTCCTTTCTTTACTAAGTAACAGACGTATTGCTTTGAAACTCCTAGTTCTCTTGCCCATTCCGTCTGCGTGATTTTTCCTCCTTCCACTTTTTTCTCCCTTCTTTTACCGTTTTTCTTCTTGAATTTGTGCAAAGGTTTTGCCAGTATTAGAAAGTATCGCTTCTCTTCCCGTGTATACTTGCCAACGTTTTATGGTCACATCTACAAACGTAGGATCTAGCTCTATCGTTCTACAGATTCTTCCTGTCCTCTCACATGCAATCAACGTACTCCCAGACCCGCTAAATGGATCAAGAACTATGTCCCCTGGTCTACTGCTGTTTACTATCGCTCTCTCCATTAACTCCACTGGTTTCATCGTTGGGTGCAGTGAGTTGTACGTTGGCTTATCGTAAAACCAGAGATCACTTTGATTACGTCCTCCATGCCACTCACGCTTATTGCCATTTTTCCAACCGTAGAGTATTGTTTCGTATTGTCTTTGATAATCAGATCTTCCTAGCGTAAAATGATTCTTTGCCCAAATTATAAATGTCGACCAACGACCACCTGCTTCTTCAAATACCTTTTGCAGCGTTGCCAGCTCGGATGATGATGCACAGATGTAAATTGCACCTTTGGTGTACGCTAAAACGTGAGAACAAATGTCATACAGAAAAAGTTCGTATTTTTCACCTTGATCATCGTTTAGTATTTTTTTGTCTTCTCTTTCCTGACTGTCACCATATGCTACGTTATACGGAGGGTCACACACGGTAATATCTGCCATTTTATCGTCTAATACCGCTTTAAATGATTCAACCAGACAACTATCACCACAGTAGATTCGATGACCACCTAAAATCCATAGATCCCCTGGTTTTGTTATTTTTACCTTTTTGCTATCACCGGCTAAGTCGGAAAAATCTTCTTTTTCACTGTTTTCTCCATCTAAATCATCAAGAAAACGTTGAACCTTTTCCAGCTCAAATCCGGTCATTTTAAGGTCAAACTGCAAATCTTCTAACTCTTGAATTTCCACTTTTAAAAGATCATCGTCCCACTTTGCCCAGTTAGCTGATTGATTGGCAAGTAAACGAAAAGCTTTGGTTTGGGCTTCACTTAAGTTATCACTGAGGACTACGGGAATACTCTCCATACCCAGTTTTCTTGCTGCTTTGAGGCGTAAATGACCATCAACCACAGTGCCATCGCTTTTTGCAACTATTGGGATACGAAAACCAAATTCCCGAATAGAGGCACACATTCTGTTTACTACATCGTCATTCTTGCGAGGGTTACGATCGTATTCGACAAGATTTTCAACGGGGTAATAGTGGATTGCTAAATTCATATAATTGCTATGTTTAAATTCTTAATAACTTGTTAAAAAGTTAATAATCAAAATACGTCTGACGCTAGAGAGGGCCCGGGGTTTCGCTCCCAAGTCCGCCATTCTGGCCGAAAGGACCCACTTCCTATGTGTTATCTAGCATATTAAAATCTTTACTAAAATTATTAACATAGAACATCAATGCCAAAGCATCAGCTTCATTATCGTCTTGAGGGAAAAAACCTTTGCCCCTTACAGCTTCAATAACTTCACCCTTACTTGCATTGCCTTTGCCTGCTATGAAACGTTTTATCGTCTTCACCGGAACACCTTTGTATGGTATATGATGCTCTTCACACCAAGCAGTTAAAATGGCAAAAAAACCACCATAACAATGTGCAGCGTCAGTACCTAAATGTCTTCTCACTTCTTCAAAATACACTGCTTCAATATCTGAAAATCTTTCCCTCATCTCATTGAGCCACCTACGAAAATTTAAGAAGTGCATTCCACCTCCGCTGAAACGGCTACCATGAAAGTTTTTGCTCCCACTTTGAATTACTCCATCTGTAAGAATAGCCCAGCCGGTTTGTTTGCCGAGGTCTAGTGTTAAGATTGACATTTGCTATAATTTAAAACTGCAAGTAGCACTAAATATCATTTGGTTCCTTCAAAATACGCTATGAATGGGTTTTTATTGGCCAATGACAAGAATCTTATGCTACTACCTTAGTTAGGACTTGCTATTATATATATTCACCGATTTTACAAAAACTGTTCACTTTTTTTTAATTTTTCTTTGCAAAGCGTAAAAAACGTGCTAAACTCACCTGTGAGTTTACTATACAGCAATAGAATTGCTAAGAATGCCATTTATTCGAGTTCTAAGGGGTATTATATGCGTTCTTTGGTAATAGTAGTATTTGTACCCTAAAGTTGCATCTAGCCTTAAAACAAAGTTTTTACCTCATCTAAAAAAATACAAATTCTCAATTACGTAACTTACCAAAAGCCTAAATTTCTTTTGCTTCCTTCAATCTTTTCTACTCTGTTTATTTGCCGACTTTTGTGTTTGAAGCACATCTACACTCAATGCCCCTATACTCCGGATTTCTCACCACTTTTTCCGGGATTTTCTGAAAAAAAGTTAAAATAATTTGAATGCAGCTAAGAAATTAAAAAGAGCCTAAACTTTAAGAACCCGCTAAACGGAAGTCCGACCTCCTAGACACCTTACTATTTGAGTTGTTTCCATTTTGGAAATAACTGTTTAATGGAGCTGAGAAGAGGTCACATGAATTTTTGATAAAACAGATACTTCCCCTCTATCTAGCTCATTAATAAGTTATAATAGCCCTCTAAAGACGTTTTAAAGAATTTAGTTGCAGTAGAGACAATTAATTGGTTAAATTCCTATTGATGATCAATGGTTTGTTTGTAAGTTATAGGAGATAGATAATGGATGAGAATAAGATTGTATTTTATACTACTCCAGGTGGAAATATAGAAATTGAAGTTTTATGCAGAGATGAAAATCTTTGGCTTACGCAAAAAAGGATGGCTGAATTATTTGATGTACAACTGCCAGCTATTAGTAAGCATATCAAGAACATATTTGAATCTGGTGAATTACAGGAAAAAGAAGTTGTTTCCACTTTTGAGGTAACCGCTGCAGACGGTAAAAATTACCCAACACAACTTTACAATTTAGATACAATTATAGCTGTTGGTTATCGAGTTAATTCTAAAAAAGCAACATTATTCAGAGTATGGGCTACAAAAGTTTTGAAGGATTTTATTATCAAAGGATTTGCTTTAGATAGTGAACGACTAAAAAACGGGAAAAAGTTTGGCAAAGACTACTTCAATGAATTACTTGAAAAAATCAGGGAAATACGAGCATCCGAACGTAGATTTTACCAGAAGATTACCGACATTTATGCCGAATGTTCTGCAGATTACGATCCAAATTCAGAAATAACAAAACAATTTTACGCAAAAGTACAAAACAAATTATATTGGGCAATTTATGGTTTAACTGCAGCAGAGTTGATATGTTCTCGGGTTGATCACAAAAAACCACATATGGGGCTAACTACATGGAAAGATGGTCCAGGTAAAAAAATTCACAAGAGTGATGTAAGTATTGCGAAAAATTACTTAACTGAAGAAGAACTAAGTGAACTAAACCACATTGTTTCGATGTATCTAGATTATGCAGAACTTCAAGCAAAAAAGAATCGGCTGATGAAAATGCAAGACTGGGCTGAAAAATTGGATGCATTTCTATTATTCAATGATTATGAAGTACTTAAAGATGACGGTAAAGTTAGTGCTGAAGTTGCAAAAGCCCTGGCTGAAGGAGAATACGAAAAGTACAGAGTTATACAGGACAAATTACATGAATCTGATTTTGATGAATTAATTAAAGCAAGTAAAGAAAGTGAGAAAATAACTATCTAACTACAACAAAAACCAGCTTGTAGTTGAGTTATCTGTGTTTGACATCTTGTTTACCACCTTTTGTTTTAATTTTAAGGGGGGTGAAAAATTGTGTGCGCCAAGAAGTGCGTAAGGAACAGTTGGTGAAAATCCAACACGGGTAAAGCTTAGCCGGCAACCTGGAACAAACCATTATGCTGCGTAAGGTAACGAGCGTAGTAAAGCTAATGGAATGGACAACATAGGGTGCAACGAAAGTGAAGGTATTGAGTCCCGTAATTCACGCGTCATGGGGGCTGACACTTTACATTTGGTGGAAGGCAACATGGGTAATAACGCTAAGGCAAGATATTACTCACCTCATCGGGATCGAAGGCCGCGTCATGTGTTGAGATGGACCTTACGTGAACTTGGGAGATCCTTTGTATTCCTGTAAGGGTACTCTGGAACAAGTCAATAAAGGCGAGGACTGGAGGAAGATGCAAAGGAAGTCGGACTAACTGATAGTACTCGGAGTGTGGGAAAGCCACATACAAGGGGAAGCGGTTAGCAATATAGTGACTGGTATAGGGATTGCTATACCAATACAACAGAGATTAGAGGAGTATGCAAGGAAAACTAAACCAGATAGCAGTAAGGGCTAAGCAAGATAAGCGAGTAAAATTTACATCATTAGTTCATTTGATTAATGAAGAGAATCTTGCAGAGTGTTATAAGGAACTAAAACGCAACAAGGCTTGTGGTATAGATCGTGTGACAGTGGAAGCTTATGGAGAAAATCTAGAAGAGAAACTTAAAACACTAGTGGATAGTATGAAGAGAAAACAATATCAACCGCTACCAGTGAAAAGGGTATACATACCCAAAGCCGGGAGCAAAGAGAAGCGCGGTCTCGGAATACCATCAACGGAAGATAAGTTGGTACAGGTAATGCTAAAGAAGATATTAGAAAATATTTATGAAGCAAACTTTATGGACAGCTCGTATGGATTTCGACCAGGAAGAAATTGTCATCAGGCGATAAACGCTCTAGATAAAGCAGTTATGCACAAACCAATTAACTATATTGTAGAAGTGGATATCAAGAAGTTCTTTGATAATGTTCAACATAAATGGCTAATGAATTGTCTAAGGGAACGAATAGCTGACCCAAATTTATTGTGGTTAATAAAACGATTTCTAAAGGCAGGAATAGTCGAAGTTGGATGTTATAAAGCAACCGATCAAGGCACACCACAAAGTGGTATAGTAAGCCCTGTATTAGCTAATATATACTTACACTATGTGCTGGACTTATGGTTTGAAAAGAAATTTAAGCCAAAAGCCAGAGGATATTTACAGCTAATAAGGTTTTGCGACGATTTTGTAGTTGGCTGCGAGAGGGAAGAAGACGCAAAAGAATTTCTAGAATTACTGAAACAAAGACTAAGTAAATTTGGGTTGGAAATAGCTGAAAATAAAACAAAAATAGTAAAGTTTGGTAAGAAAGAATGGTATCAAGCAGAAAGAGAGAAACGTAGGACGGCTAGCTTCAACTTTCTAGGATTTACACATTATTGTGGAAAAAGTCGTAATGGTAAACTTATGATGAAGCAGAAAACTTCAAAAATAAGCCTAGCCAGAAAGATTAAAGAAATCAAAGAATGGTTGAAGATGGTACGAAGTCGTATCTGTCTCAAAGATTGGTGGCAGAAACTTAAAGCCAAACTAACAGGACACTATAGCTACTTCGGAGTTAGCGGAAATTATCGGTGTTTGATTCAATTCTATCGACCGGTAACAAAGTTAGCATTTAAGTGGATAAACCGACGTAGTCAAAAGAAAAGTATGGATTGGGAACAACTTATACACTATTTAAAAGTAAATCCATTACCAAAACCAAAGGTATATGTTTCTTTATACACAGGAGCACTAGTGTGAACGCTGTATTGTGGAGCCGTGTGCGGGAAATCCGCAAGCACGGTTCTTTTGGGGAGACTATGGTTATGAGACCAAATCGCTGGTTTCAAGGTCATGAGTCTCTACCAGACCCCCTCCCTTCAGAAAGCCCTATATCTCTGCTTTTTTTGACTACTACAAAAGAAGCTTTTCTGTTGGAGACGTAAATAAACTTTGCTCTTTGTCTCCATTTTAAGCAGCAATCAAATTTTACGAGCTTCTGTCTCTTCTTCTATGGCAGTAACTTCAAACTTTTTTCCTTTAGCTTCATCTACAATTTGCTGATAAAGATTGTTTCATCACTGAGAGTTTTGCAATCAATTGCTCAGAGGTTTGCAATAAAAGTTGTTGTATTCTCATATAGTCTCCATTAACCCCTTATACTCACCACAAGTTGTTCAATCTTTTTTGAAAAATTTTCTTTGCAACCAACAAAAAAACATGATAGACTAGCTTTAGGGTTTTTTGTAATAAATAAAAATTTGAGATAAAAAATAATTTAGAAATGCCTCATAATCAATTTTTAAGCTACCTTACATGAGCAACTTAGGTCTTGGTGGTATAATTGTACCCTGAAGTCGTAGAATCGTTTTAAAACCGCATTAGCAGACCAACGTTTATTTGAGTTTTATCAGCATAAAAAAAAGATGAGAGTAAGAGCCTTTTAAAAACGCACTAATTGTATTTTTCATTAAATGTAAATATCTTAATAATATTTTGTGGCAGCCTTTCTGGACTTCTTTCTTTTTGCTGTTTAAGTTATTGTACTTTATTTGTATTTTACTATTATTTTATATTATCTATTATTATTTATTACTATTATATATATATAATATATAAGGGTTTTAGGAACGCAGAATCCGCTATACTGGCTGACTTCAGACACATAATAACTAGGAACACTTTTAGGAATAGAGGGCAAAAGGTTAGGATTCAAGCGATCTTTAGCTTCCTAGTTTCTCATTACTTATTTAGTAACCAAGGAATCAGGAATATAATTCAACCATTTGATGTCTTATCCCTTTTTAATTGAAATCATAACTTATAATAGGGTTGTGGCTCCGAAGTTAGATTGAGTAGATGGTAGATTGAATAGAGAAAATAGGGCAACTCTAAAATATTTAAAGAGCCACCCATAAAGAAAGACTTATCCTAACATTAAATTTTGCCTATAGCTAAAATCTTCAGCTCCAAGAGTGAACTTTCCTATACCACAAGCAAATGGTCCAGTTGGAATGTCAAGCCACTTATCCTCTTTTGCACCTGTAGACATTCCTTTAACTAACTGCTTTGCTTGTAAAAGTTCCTGAACTATACGCTCTAGTCGATCTCTTCCCATACTGTGGAAAATCTCAGGTAGCCTATGCCGTTGTTTATATACTCCTGTGCTTCCTGTGTGAGTAAATGGGTGTCCTGCAACAGCAGATCGTGTAATTGCATCAGTAAGACATATTTTAAGGTCTTTTTCACTAGCATTTTTAACTGTTAGTTGTATTGTTATATCTTCTAGTAGCCCTGTTTCCTGATTTCTTAGGTAAGTTCTTACAGTGCGATCAGCTAAACCATTGGCCTTCACAACTGCCCCATGAAACAAAGCATTCTGTCTTGGTGTTTCTCCTACTGCCTTAAAGATTTCTAGCCTAGCTGTATTTTCTATTGGCCAAAAAGCGTATGAGCATCTAACACCATTAACAAGAGCAGAGGTACCTCTAATTGCATCGCGTGCTTGTTCAGCAGTTAATATTG